TGTGCTGCTGTGATTTTCTGGATGCCTCCAATGGTAACTGTTTCAGCACCACCAACTGTTCTTAATCTGGTTGTTCCAACCATTTCAGTTTCTGCCAATCCGATTTCTGTCACTCTATTTCCTGCCGCAACTGTGTGCATTTCATTACCAAGTGTAACTGTACTTGATAGAGTTGCAGCAGGGTTCAGTGTAGACTTTGGCATTGTACCCAAGTACTGATAAGCACCACCTGTAGTTGCTGTTACACTTATATCACCAGGTGCCGTTGATTTATTCTCAGGCATTGGTGGAGTAGGTGCTTTAACAATGGTGGTAAATGTACCTGTTGATAGAACAGAAGGTAACTTAGTATACTGTCCTATAATATCAACTCTTTCCTGCCCACATACTAAGTTAAGGTATCCTGCAGCTGCTATGGTGATACCTCCCCTAGGGTCTGCATTGTTTATAATAGTATTACCATATACATTCATATAGTTTGTTCCTCCAGGAGGACTATCTTCTGCTGAGCCTACTTCTGATTTGCGAGTCACCACTCTTTCTTTGAGTTCTTTGGCGTCAATATAAACAGTCTTTTGTCCTTCTAATGAGACAGATTCTGTTGCTCTTGTTACTACATTGTTACCTGATAGCAGTACATCAGTACCTGCTTTAACTCTAGCAGTGGATCCTACCTCTACATCCAACACAGCACACTTGATACTGAGTCTTCCAGCCACTTCGATGTCTAAATCAGTATCAATCCTCTGAGTGGTAGAATCGGCTCCTTCTAGGGTGCTATTCTGGGAGGATAGGATGCTTGAATGTAACTGTAAGTCTTTGATGGATTTAATAAAGATTGATCCATCAGCTTTGAATTCTATATGAGAACCACTAGCATGTTTTAGTACAGTTCTTTGGTTGGATGGTGTTGAATATACTTCCCAGGTAGTACCACATGCCCATGTTTGGGTTTGTGAAAGACTTTGTTCTTGTTGGGTATCGTTGATTTTAATTCCAGACATTTTAATAAACTGAGAATGCGTTGGTTAATATATCACTAGCAGATATTCGTTTAATTGAATTAACCTGCTGTTTGGCTGGACAGAATATCATATCCACGGTATCAATCAGGTAAGGTAGATTAGAGATGTCTCCTCTAACTGTGACCTTCATTATAGGATATATTTTAGCACCAAATCCTCCGTTTGTTCCGCATGTATACCCATCATCTTTGATAGTGACTGTGGGAATTCTTCTAAATCCTGTACCACTATTTATTATATCTACATCTACGATCCTTCCCTCAGATACCACCAACTTACCTGTTGCATTCTGAGTAGCTACTGATGGATCTCTGTCTCTGTCTGTGATTTCAATGATAGGATCACAGTAATCAAATCCAGTGTTAGCAATGAAGAAGTCAACAATACTAATATCGTATCCTGGATCATCAGTTCTGATACCAGTTGGGTTCTCGTCAGGAATAGTAGAGATAGGAGGATTAGGAACATTAGGATCCCAACCTAAACATTCAGTTAAGACTGCTACCAATTCTCCTGATGTGGGATCAACTACAGGAACGGGAGTTAAACTGTATCCAGGAATATAGATTGAAGGGAATGCTTTCTCAGGACTGGTTGGATTATTATAGAAGTAATTTGATCCTGGTTCTATAACAACAGTAGTATTAGGGGTTCCTTCTCTGAAGTTCTTACCGCAGACTATATCTTCACTGGGAAGTGTAATAGCTATCACTGTACCATCAGAGCCTTCTGGTGGATTGGGTTCTGTATAGGCATCTTCACATACAATGGTGGTAACTTCATCACCATCAGTTCTTCCTGGGTATCCACCAAAGCCAATCTCAGGGTAGTTATTAACACCTGCTTTCTTTTCTGATGATCCATAACCACTACCGCCAGCTGGTGAGCCACCACCAATAGATGCTAAGTTGCCTAACAGTGTACTGAAGTTTCTATTAGGATTGCATCCCATGAGTTTAGTTCTAATGTCCTGAGACATAGTACCAGCAAAGTTCATCACTGCTGGGTGAGTTGCATACTGCTGTCTGAGGGGAAAGTCCATTACTGCCATAAGGGCACCAAGAATAGATGCTATAGCACCTAATACGTCTGCTCCGCCTCCTCCTCCATCTTCCATCATCTTCTCTGCTGCAGCTTCAGAGGATTTAATAGCTTGATCTGTGAGGATGTTTACATCATTAATGATTGTATCAGTAATACAGATAGCCTCATTGTCTAGGATGGGAGTTTGTGGTCTGCTACCAATATTTCCTCCTTGATTATTACCATCAGAGGACTCTGTTCCATCATTGATACCCTGCAGGAGTGCCATAATTAGGGAGCACAGAATATCAATGAAGCTAACACCAAAGATACCATGGAATAGGTCATCTTTCTGTGATAGTTTAGTGCCTACCTCTTCTGCTGGCCATCCATCTCTATTAGTAGCAGCAGCAATACCTATACTCATTGCTCCTCTATTGATATGCTCTTTGGCTGCCTTGCTTGATTGGACTGGTTGCTTGAGGAGATTGCAGATTTCTACTGCTAGTTGTGCTAGTATACCATTCAAATCTACAAAGTCACCTGTGAAGGTATTCCATACTGCATCACCATAGATGAATCTACTAGCAGCTGATGGAAATCTTTCTTTAAGTTTCTTTTGGATATCATCTCTAGCATGAGAAACACTACCACATAATCCATCAGCCACAGTTACTTCGTATATTTGACTGATTGGGTTACCCTTATCGCCAACCTTCATAGGTTCAACTAGCCTAGCTTGATCTGCTTTGGATCTATTAGTGGCTTCTCCTGTGCATGGATCAAAAGCAGAGTTCACTACAGCATCACCAGCTGGGTCTCCCTCAGCACCATAGTCCTTGCCTGTCTCTTTATAGTTTGTATCAGATTGATTAGGATGGTTTGGATTACCTAAAGAGTTCTTTCCAAATCCTTCTACATCTTCACTTTGTGTGCCGTCATTGATATCTATTTCTCTATTGTTTTCTTTAGATGCTTTAGCTGTAAAGTTAAATGTATTAAGAACAAATGGATCTTGTCCCTCCTCTCCATCTAGAAATATTCCTAGTACCCAACAACCAGGTAGTAGTCCATGAGTACCACCTATCCTTGCCTGACAAGCCATAGTGGTGGGCATTCCTACTCTTGCCCATGGCAAGTCCTCTGTGGAAAGAGAATCTTTTCCTTTCTTATTCTTGGGATGCCAACCTACGGCCCTTACTTTAACTCTATTGGAGTGCTTAGGATCATTAACATCCTCCACTACTCCTACAAAGAAGACAGTTTTATCTTTGCCGAAGTAGTCGGGACTTATGAGTGGTAATTGTTCTGTCATGGTTTAAACGGTATTACTTGTAGCTTTACTGGTGAAGAGTTGCCACCAGAGGAAGGAGTAGAGGACATCTTATTTGATGAGTCATCATCCTGTTGGATGGTTGATCTGATGGTGTTAATGGTTGTGTATCCATTACCATTTAGGGATAGGTGATGACCAACAGTTTTGATTACATATGTGCCTGAGTGTTTCTTATCATAGCCTCCAGTCTCTTCACTATCAGGTCCTAGTACCTTTCCTATCTTAGCTTCAAATCTATCACCAGCTCTCATTAAAAACTGAGGTGGTAAGGTAAAGTTTCCTACCTGATCTTCAAAGGTATTATATCTTACTGCTCCCTGTCCTAGATATTGTCTGGATTGATCTCCAGTATTAGGTTGTGCAGGAGAACACTCCCAGTTAAACCTTTCATTCACTAGCATTTTATTCATATATCTAGTGACTTTTCCTTGGGTAGCTTCTTTTTGTTTATATGTCATATTAGACTCATCTTCATATGTGTATTCTTTATAGAGTCCTTTATCCATATCAAATGATACCACTACATTGTTGAAGGCTCCTGATCTCATTCTACTTTGGAGATCACCAATCATAGGAAAGTCTAATGTAATGATCCCAGACATGGCTTTCTCCATAGGTAATCCTTTACTTTGTAACTGCACATAGTATTCTGGGTGTTCTTCTCCAACGGCTCCTTCTAATAGTTCATTGACTGTACTGAACCTCCATCCATCTAGTGTCTGCCAACATAGAAATCCAGTAGTACCTCTAGATGTTTCCTCTTTCTGTACTCCATTATCAGTAATAGAAGACTCCTGGGTTACACCGTGCTTTAATACATATGCTATCACATCACAAGCTCTTTTTGTATTACCAGTGAATGTCATAGGAAGTCCTTCTCCTTTCCAATTGTCCTCATCTATTTTTCCTTTTAGTTTATCAGTTATTATAGTCTTACATATCTCCTCTGGCTTTTTATTCTTTAGAGCAGTACGAATAAATGCTGATTCATTTTCTCTTACTTCATTTGATACATAATCAATTACATACTGCTTCTTCTGTTGTTTAATAGATTCATTTCTAAGTCCATTGAGTACTCCTTTGAAGTTAAACTCTTCTCCTCTTGCATTAGTAAAGGAGTATTCAAACTTCTCAATGAATTCAATTCCATATTTCTCAATGAAACCAGCACCTTCTGTATCATAAAGGGTAAGGGATCCACCAGTTCCAGTAGTAAATATATTTTCCCAGTATTCTAGGGACACAAACAAACCCATTAAAGGAATATCCTTTTCTCCATCATTGATACTTATAGAATTGATTTGATACTGAGTGGGATAGGTAAAATTATTATCCATTACATTTTTAATGATAAGTTGTAAGTGTTTGTGAGTCTAGCCAAGGCTATATTACTAGGCCCTGAGTTTAGGCTTGGTGGTGATACTGGAGCTGAGCTACCTGCTCCTCCTCCACCACCAGAGCCTCCGCCACCAACAGGAAGAGGAACTACTATAGGAGCACCTCCCATAGCCATACTCTTCATGAATTCATTATTGGCTTGAGAGAACCTTACATTATTTAATGACCCTCCACGCTGCATATGTACTATTCCTCCTCTTTGGAGTTCTACTGCATTAGCAGCATTCATAAATTTCTCATATGATCCATTAGTATATGCTCCCCAATCGTCGAAGCGCCCAGCAGCACCAGCACCACCCCTACCGTTATAGAGATGATATGCTGCTTTTGCGTTAGTTTCTGCGTTATAGAGATCACTATTACTACTCAGATTCCATAACCTTCTTCTGCGTGCTCCATCACGTAGCATATTTATTTGCCATAGACCAAATGAATCGTCATTCGTTAAACTTGGATGGGAATGTATACCTGGATCACCACCAGACTCAGCCATACCAATGGCAGCCATAATCCTAGCATCCTTTTCACCCATCCCTTGACTCATCTGTAATCTAATCATAGATTTAAGTCTTTCATCTTTAGTTCCGCCAAGGCTCTGAGGACCACCACCGCCTCCGGCTCCGCCTCCTCCGACGCCTCCTCCACCGCCGAAGTTAAAGTTAGGCATCTTAAATCCACCAACAATCTTGCCAAACATACCACTAAGGAATGGTCCTATGGTGTCTCCTAAAGCTCCCATAATGGGTTTTATGAATTCTCCCATTGGACCAAGTGCATCCAGAATATTGTCCATATGATTGGGGCCTAGATTGTTCTTATTCATACCTCCCCCAGTCATGAAAGATGAGCCACCACCGCCTCCTCCACCACCACCAACAGGGAATCCACCTTTCTTCATTGCTTTTCTTACATCAGCACTAAACTTCTCCTCTCCTTCTCTATCATTTGAGTAACCAAATCGTGTATGGTTAGGATAGAATGGGACGTCGAATGCTCTGTCTTGATAGTGTAGGGAACCCACAGCGTGCTGACCATCATTTCTACTACCAATATAGAATCCTTGGCCTTCCAGATATGCAATAGCAGCATCTCTATCTGCTGTGGAAGCAAATCCAAAGTGCTCATGGTAATTCTTACCTCCATGGTCAGCTCTATACTTGGCGTGACTTCTATCACCTGTGAGGTACTGAGTTACTCCACCACCTTGGAAGCGAGGGTACATAGAATTCATAGCAAGGTGTCCAGGTCCCCATGAACCAGGAGGATATACACCTTCTCCTGGTTCCACCATAGCAGGAATACCTCCCATAGCAAAGCCTCTCATTTTTTGCTCTGCGTTTCTATTCATTATTAAGGTTCCTGGTGGGAACATTCCACTTACCGTATCTCCTGAACCAGTACCAGGTACTGGTATGCCCCCAGTGGCGAAGCTATTTCCAGCTCTTTGTCTAAATTCTCCCATTGCTTTTTGCATTCTACCGCTAGCCATCTCCTCCTTATACTTTTCTAATTTCTGTGCATCTCTAGAAGTAAAGCTACCACCTGCCCGTCCAGCTTTTCTGTTTTCTAATACATCTATACCTTGTTGTAGATGGAATAATCTATTAAGGCGTTCAAATTCATTCTTCTTCTTTTTTCTATCTGGATCATCTTGCCAGTCTTCACCTTTACTCTTCTTCTTTTCCTTCTCCATTCTGTGGTATTGTTTTCTCATCTCCTGTTGTTCTTTACTTTGAGGTCCACCAAACCAACCACTAAACATTTGGCGGCCACCTTCTTCTAGAGCTTGCCCAGCCTTAGCTATCAGTGGCGTTAAGGCGCCAGGCAACCATTCAAAGAATTTCTCCCATCCTTTTACTGCTAGTCCTTTAATCTCTTCCCACCACTTCTCTCTTCTTTCTTTACTCAGTAATCCACCACTACCAAATAACCAATTGTTAAATTTATTCCAGTATTCTTTTCTCTTTTCTTTATTAAAGAAACCACTAGGACCGAAGACAGCATTCATCAATGCTTTTCTAAGCTTCCCATCATTCCAGAATGTATCCCATGCCGCTAATACAAGCGTACCTAATCCTAGTTTCCCAAAACTAAATAGACTTCCAAAGAATTTCATTATACCCTCTAGAAATCCTTTCTTAGCTTTGGTTCCCTCGCTCTTAGTCAGCCCCAACATATTTTGTAAACTGAAGTCGCTACTTGATCTCTTGGCTTTTTGTGCTCGTTGTTTTTTGATTTTATCTTCTTTACCCTGAGCTGCAAGTAATTTCTTGAGACTAGCATCGATAGAACTCAATTTCTTTTGAGTTTCCTTATCTGAACCTACTATTTTGGAAAGGGTAGACATGAGCCAGTTTTACTTTTATTTATCTGCTATTCCTAGCAGCCATGGCTTGTTTCTTCTTAAGTTCTTGGTTTTCTAAGAAGTTCGACAACAGAGAAGCCATCACATCTAATTCCCATGGAATAAGATCTTCTATTTCTGCTGTTCCCCACTGGTGATACTGTTTAAAGGCGAAGATGCGTTCATAATAATGGACAAGATTATTATGCATCATCGCCATTAGAAAAAATCAGCCAGTCCCTCTAGAGTAATCGTAAAGTCCATTCCTGTGTTAGGATTATGGCAGGTTATTTCGTGCCTCAGTCTAGGCATTGTCTCGAAGAAGCTTGATAGTTTTTTGAATTGTTCAGTAGTTAAGCCATCTAACCATTCTACAACTTCAGGTGGAGACATATCAGTGCTGTTAAATACTTCCTCATCCACTACAATTTGTACGATACATCTACCAATAGTTTCAGTGATGCTTTCCATATCATTGATGTCGATTCCATCCTGGAAGAATGATAAATCTGGATACCTCATCTTCACAAGGGTATTCTCATTGAGTTCTACTAGATTACTATGACCTTCTGTTCGTTTAATTCCAATCTTATCGATATTAATTTCATGTTCAGTTGAGAATGTATCATCATCTGGATCAGTAATTTCCACCTTAATCTTTTCACCAGCAGACTTAGCTCTTGTTTTAAGAAATAGGTATTCAATATCAAAGAGTGATAGTTCTTCTACATTAAAGCTAGCAGGAGATGTAACACAGTTCTTTAAAACATTCGAGATAGCATTAGTTACCTCATCACTATCACTAGATTCAGCAGCTAAGATAAGAATCTTTTCTTCTTTAACACTGAATGGATTATATTTAATCTTTTGTCCAGTGGACGGAATGGTGGTGCTATATTCTGGCCTAATATTACGAGGAAGAGCCATTACAAAGATAATATACTACAAGTATTTATGAGGGTATATTCTGGGTATTGGGACCTAGAATGGGGTTATAGTTTAAGCCACCAGGAGGACCCCCGTCATTGGATGTGTTGTCTGTGGTGACGCCAGGGGTGGAGGGGTTGGTTTCGAGCAGTCCTGGGTTGGCTGGGACTAGGTTCATGGTGCCTGGGTCTGTTGAGTAGGGGGTCTGACCGGGCACGAAGGGGTAGGGGATGTAAACCTTCTGTCCATTGGGGTAGGTATACCAACCAGGAGGGCTCATTCCCCCACCAGTATTAGAGAAACTGGGATTGGATTCGCTCATAATGCAAGCTCTTTTTCTGTGATTAATCTAAAGGTCCATCCTCTTTCTTTGCAGTACTTCCTTGCAGCTTTCCACTTTGCCATGTTCACTGCATAGGTTTGTACTTCATACATCCAGGACTTGGTTCTTCTTTTTGGTTCTTTGGATGGTCCATTGACTTGTTTGAGTGGTTTGATTTCCACCATCTCTCTTATGATTTTACCATCCTTCTTAAAGTCTACAATGAAATCAGGGAAGTACATCCTGTTTCTTTTTTGCACAGGATTATAGTAAGAGATACATTTCTCTTCACTCTGCCATGACACCACTGCATCACTAGCATCCAACCATCTCATAAAGGTTCTCTCCCAACTGGATCTATAAATGATCTCACTTGGATCTCCTTTATATTTCTCCGGATGTTTGGGTCTATATTTTCCCTTGAGAGTCTTAGACATACCCTCTAAATACTATATAATCATATTTAGATAGGAATGTCATACACTGCCGCGCAAGGATTATTGGCTAAGGGAGTTTCTCGTCCTACTTTATATTCAGTTAGGGTTCCTATGGTGAGCCCTAAGGTAAATGAATATTTAAGTTTCTTTTGTAAGGCTACTACTATCCCCGAAGCTAGAATAGATACAGCTGTGGCAGCTGGTCAGGAAGCCATGGGTGTGGTTAGACAGCAACCTACTTTGGTTACTTATGGTAAGCCTCTTACCTTTAGTATTCTAGAGAACAGTGAGTTCAGTACTTATAAAGCATTACGGCAGTGGTTTGATATGGTAGCGCTTAATTCTAATCCATCCAGGGGATCTTCTTTTGTGTTTGGTAGATCCCAGAGGATGTTATATTATGACGATTATATATCTGATATGGAGTTGGTTAAGTTAGAGCAGGAAGATTATGGTGGAGGGTATAAGGAGGTACTGAAGGTAACTTTCATGAATGCTTATCCTATTTCTATGGGGGCAATTCCTTTAGCATCTGATTCTTTTGATGCACAAACTACCTTTGATGTTTCATTTACATATGAGACATATAATGTATCAGCTCCTGGTTTGGATATGTTGAACATTAATAGTCTTATTCCTGGTCTACCTGGATTGATTAATCCTATATGGAATGCTGCTGAAGGTGTGGCTGGCCTCTTCAGATGACAGAGAGTAGAATAACTCCTATTATTAAAGAGTTTAAGCGCAATCCTAATTATAATATTAGGCTTCTACTTTCCTACCTTACTCCTAGTGAGATAGTTCCAGACCCAAATAAACATTATGTTTTTATATACAAAGCCAAGACTCCAAGAATTACCTATGATGCCCATCCTTTTATTCTAAGTGGTAATATTTTTCAATGGGGGTTTACCGGATATAACTATCATTGGAATGAAGTGAGACAATATACCTGGCCAGAGGTGATAAGTAATATATATGAGGTATATGATAATGAAGTAGATGAAGTTCAACAAATCCCTTTAGCTGCATTTAAATCAACATGACGGAAAGTATTACCATAAAGGTTACTGGGACCCCAACAGGGTCTTTGAAATATCCAGCGCAACTGAAGGAAGGTCAGACCGATTATGTTGTCTTTCAGCATATGGAATATAGAACTAATAAATCATATGATTCGCAAGAGCAACATATACTAGAGAACGCATCACCACCACCCACTGGTAATGTTATTACTCTATACATGCCTAACTCTACTCCTCAGATAGGTAATGCACAAGATTGGAATGCTCAGGGATTTGGTGGAGAATACGGAGAGAGGGCTGTTGATATAGGTATGGCAATAGCAGGAGGACTATCTAATGCTAAGTTACCTGGCCTTGGGGATGGTCCTGGGCTTGCAGAGGCAGGTCAGGCTGTTGCTAGGCAGATTAGGGAGATATGGGATGGTGGTGAGATTGGAGCTATTAGGCAGATGGGGCTGGATGCTGTAGGAAGAGCCACCGCAGGAAGTGCTAATAATCTTTTGGCTATGCAGAGAGGAGAGATTTATAATCCTAACGTTGAATTATTATATCAAACACCTAAGCTAAGGAACTTTAATTTTAACTTTAACTTTCTTCCTAAGAGTGCAGCAGAATCTCAAATTGTGAATAAGATTATCAAAGAATTTAAAGTATGGAGCGCTCCCGAAGCAGCTGGATCTATGTATAAGGTACCTCATATTTGGGAGGTATTTTATATGAGTGGTGGTACTACTAATAAGAACATGAATAGATTTAAGAAGGCTGCTTTGACGGGAGTTACAGTTAAGGCTAATTCAAATCAGGATATGCATATGTCATTCCCTGATGGTATGCCTGTCTCCACTGCCTTGAGTTTGTCCTTTATGGAAGTTGACTTCATCACTAGAGAGGATCAGGAAAACTCAGACACTCATCAAGGATACTAATGGCTACTCCAAAGTACTTCAGGAACTTTCCTAATATTCAATATGCTATTTCTGTTAATTCAGCAGGGATTCCGAACTATATTACTATCAAGGATTACTTTAATCTTTTAAAGGTAAGAGATGATATTTTCAAGCAGGAAACTTTATATACAGATTACTATGTGAAGAATGGAGAACGTCCAGATCAAATCTCCTATAATACCTATGGTGATGAGCAATACTATTGGATTGTATTACAGATTAATGAGATTGTAGATTACTATAATGATTGGCCACTATCACAACTTGAATTGAATCAGTTTATCCTCAACAAATATGGTAGTGATGCAGCCGCTGCAGAGATTCATCATTATGAGACAGTGGAAGTTACTGACACTGTTTACACTACTGCTCAAGATGTAGACACTCGTAAACGTAGTGAAAAGAATATACTATTACATGCAGGCTTAGAAGTGCCTGAAGACTTTGTGTTTTATTATAAACCTATACTAGGTTCGTCTGTTGTTTTAAGTTCTTTACCTGTTAGTGTTACTAATAGGGAGTATGAGGATAGATTAAATGAGAGGAAGAGTCAGATTCAATTGCTTCAACCCAAGTATGTCTATGATTATGTGAGGGAAGTTCAAAAGTATGGAAAGAACTTAAGTCCACAAAGAAGCTTCGTGGACCTAAGTTCTGTAGTAAGGGCTTAGTTATCAGCTAATTTCTTAAAGTAGTTGAGAACATCATCCCCATCAGTGTCTTCTTCTCCTGCGTCTTCTAGGTTCACCCCCTCAGTAACCTCTGTCTTTTGAGGCTTGAGGTTCATAGAGATTGATGGATCAGCTTGCTGTCTCATCGTTCTAGATTCATCAGAAGTGATGGTTTCTACTTTCATACCACCTTTCAGATTCAACACAAGGTTGAGTCTTTCCTGGAGCTGCTCGAAGGTTTTGAATGCCTCGGGAGAAGCAATAGGGAGGAGTTTGTGTTGACGATTCCAGATGGATTCCAACTGGGAATCATCATGATCCTCTAGGGTTGCTGCTTCCTTAAACTCAGAGGAGTCATAGTTAGGATAGCCAGCTACCTTCTTAGCACGCAGCTTGAAGTCTGCACCAGCCCAGAAGTCGAAGGGATTGATACCCTCACGTCCTTCCAGTTCATCTCCATTCACAGCATCCATGATCTTATCATGGATCTTCTTACCATAACGGAAGAGGAATACTTTACCCTCATTCTCAGGGTTGCCTGGATCTTTTACAACATAGATGTTGGAGTAGTAGGAGAGCTTACGCTTCTGCTTACGTACTTGATCCTTCAGGCTTTCATCACCTGAGTTCCACAGTTCCCTGTTGTAGTTACCAAGGGGATCAGGTTGCCCAATAGTGGTACGTGAGTTTTCAATATACCAACCACCAGGACCTTGGAAGGCATGGGAATAGAGCTTAACAAAAGGCATATCCTCACCATCAGATGCTGGGAGGAATCGGATAATAGCAAAGCCATTACCTGCCTTATCTGTTGTCAGTTTCCAGAACCTTTCATCCACTGTACCTACCTTAGTAGTCTTCTCAAGCTCCTTCTGAAGCTTATTGAAGATGGATGATTTGTCCTGTTTGAGTTGTGAAAATGACATTGGATTCGTCGGATTCGATGTGTACAATTAGCAAGAGTTTTGGGACTTCGGCTATGGTCCGGGGCTGAACTTAGATTGTAGCACCTTTTTGTACTGCTGTGTAGGGATTGACAGGAAGGGCTTATACTTTTTAATCTTAAATGATATCCCCTCCCATAATGGATCCTTGAGATTATTATCCCACTCCTTCATGAAGCCTAGAACCATGTCACAGATGAGAAGCGATTCGAGGGTGATTTTCTTTTGTAGATAGAGTTTGAGGGCAGGCGGGTGTCCACTATTTTGACCGTGTGTAGTGCCAAATAATGTGTTAAACCCATAGCTGTTCCTCTCCATATAGTCAACCACTGTGTCACAGTCCTGGCCAAACGTGTAGGAGAGACTGTCCATCTGTTTTTGTTGTGCCAGATACCTAGCTTTACCATCTCTTTTAATATCGCCGATCCAGACTTTCTTTGGATCCTCTGCTTGTATGAAGGAAGCAAGCATATATCTCTGTACCTCCTCCTTCTTAAGCGAGCGAGCGAGGGTCTCGAAGAAATAGTAGTCGTTGCGCTGCTGGTATGTCGTCTCCTTCGCTTTAACCTTTCCGTCGTATTGGAAGAAGTCGAAGGTTGGGTTGGAGAAGTGTTGTTTGAATGCAAGGTACATTCTGTATACATCAAAGCCATGGATCATTGATTAAATGAGAAACGAGTGATGGTGTATCTTCCTTCTCCTTCTATTGGAGGAACCTCATGTTTAATAGGACCTAAGAAAACAACACCTGTATTACTCTTACATTCTAGCACTTCTGAGTAGTCTGTAAAGATCAGGTCACCACCTGTAAAGGGTTTAGGTTCGTCATACATCCATATAAGAGTGGTGAAGAATGATCTATCAAAGTGGCTGTTATAATACTGACCACTTTTATATCTACTAACCAGGTAGCTATGCTTATTACATACAGATAAGCTACTTGCAAACCATAAGGAGGGTATCTGTTCTATCAACTCATCAAATAAATGATTACCACATAGTCTATACAGGGATGATCTCCAGTTAAGGTTAGCTAAACCGGTAGCCTCATTGTTCTTTAATGGTATTCCTTCTTTAGTAGCAGTGCCTGTAAGTTGAGGGGGAAGTAGAACCTTATCCATTCTATGCAACTCTTTCATTACCTGAGGGACTTCTTCTGGATCAAAGACGTCTTCCAATAATACATGTGGGTGAGGAGTTGATACCCAAGTGGCTTTCATACTGGCAACTTAGCTCTGGAAGTTTTCTTAAGATAGTTAAGTTCAGTAGCAATATACTTCACCTTTTCCTTAAGGGGTTTAGAGATGAGCTTTCCTACTGACTCTAGTTCAATGCCATTCTTCTCACAATACTCTACAATAGCATCAATGTAGTTCATATTAGTAGCAAGCACTAACTGTTCTATATCCTCAGCAAATTTATCTTTACTGACGAATTTATCATTGATTGCCTTGGTGATTTCATTGGGATCAGGCATCTCGATACTGAATAAATTGACTAACATAATGACGAAGGGTTTTTAAGTAATTCATAACATTACGGCGTTCTACTATTTGGACATCGCCGTTATGTCCAACTAAAAATACAACTAGTTTCTTGGGAACTACACCAGTTCTTTCAGAGAACATTGCCCAGTAGGCAGAGAGTTGAACAAAGTAATCTTCCAACCACTCTTCAGGTTTCTCTTTCTTGGAGGTCTTGAAGTCAACGATAGCAAGTTCACCATCCACTTCACAGATAAGGTCCACTGCACCTGCTAAGCATAACTTAGAGGAGTACATGTGTGTCTCTTGTTGATAGATATTATTGAGTCTCTTGTCCATGTGAGGCTTAGCCGCCTTGAACATCTGCTGTACAACAGGGACTTGATACTCATCTAATTCTGTGTAGTCTAGGTTGTTGATATAGTATTCTGCTACCAAATGGAACTTTGTTCCAATATTAGTAGCATACTTTGATACTCTATCTGCTTCTTCATTGCCTACTTTCTTTCTCCACTTTGCAAACTTCTCTTTGTTAATAAAAGAAATGACTGAGGTGATAGATGGATATGATAGTGCTCCATCTATTTTATAATATCGGATGTTGTCTTCATAGAGACGTTGCATCTCTCCAAATTGCCACCTATGCTCATCACAATGTGTAAACATTACTGCCCAATTCCACTAGCGTTTTTGGCTAGGAGATAGTTTCTAACCAAACCTGAGCGACAGATATCATCTATGCTCATTTCAATAAGTTCAAAGTCCTCAGGCATTAGCTCAAGAATTCTCATGAAATCATGGATTCCATTCTTCTCATTGGTCTTGGTAAGATCAGTCTGCATAGCGTCTCCACAGAAGACGATACGAGAATTCTCTCCTACTCTAGTGATTATACTATCTAACTCATGAAAATTCAAGTTCTGCATCTCATCGATGATGACCACACTGTTGTCCAGGGTCACACCACGTAGGAATGAAGTGCTCCAGAACTTGATGGTGTCCTGTCCTTTCAATGCACCATACAGCATCTCAAAATCATTCTCATTGCCCAACTCAAACATGTATTTCACCATGTTCTTGTAGGGGATTTGATAGAGAGAAGATTTATCTTCATGATCTCCTGGAAGGAAACCAATCTCTCTGGTGGATACTAATGATCTTACCAGGTATACTGATTGATAGTTGGGAGTAGCCTTCAGGCAGTCATACAGAGCCTTGTAGAGGGCACAGAATGTCTTTCCTGTCCCAGCACACCCATAGACGAACAGGTGCTTGCCTGCATCCCAGGCATCAAACATCTTCTTTTGATTATCAGTGAGAGGATTAACATCCACCATTAAATCAGTGGTGATTGGAAGCCTCCTTTTAGTTTGCTTCCCTCTTGTTTTAGTAGCCATTAGTACAAGTCCCTCGCTCTACTGCCATTGATACTAGCTACTCCATCGAGTACCTTGCGCCAGCCAGGATGTTGATTAACGAGCTTATGTTTCCACTCACCCTCATCTACTGGGCAGGCATGGCCTTTACTCCAATCCCTTTTCCATTCTGGATTGTCCTCATACCATTTCATAATCTGGGTTACAGACATCTCGACGATCTTTTCTTCGCCTGTTTCTGTGTGCTTTACTGGATACGTTGCCATAATTTATTTAGAATTGTAAAACTTGTTGTTCGTATCTCTCCACTGTTGGATGATACTTAAGGTACTCTCTGAATGTCATCTTCATTTCCCTTTCACTCATTCCACAATGCTTGGCAGCAGTGGGTAGGTTCATAGTAGCATGGAAGAGTGCTTTGTTTGCTTCTGCTACGTTATAGGGGGTAGTTTTAGTCACCTTGTCCTAACTCCTTACAAGCAGCTGCTACATCAGGGAACACTTCTTCAAATACTTTCCTACATTGGAGAGCAACTACTCTATGTTCCCGTTGTGTGGCTTCCTGAGAGCGAAGGTTGATGTAATGAATCCAGTTTCTACAACTGCCAGTCATATAAATCCTGGTTGATGTAGCAAGTGGTAGGACAAATCTAGCACACTCCTTGGCAACACTATTGTCTACTAACATATTGTAGAGGTGTAATCCCTCTTCAAAGTGAGCCTTTATTTTCTTTTGGTAGTCTTCGACCATGCCCGGAGGTAGATCGGAGTGAGAGCTTTGTCTGTTCTTAGTGTCTTGACGCCTAAGATCAGGAAGATTGATAGCAATATCAAGTAGGTTGGGGTCGGCATAGCGTTGTGAGAACTCTTGGAAAGTAAATGAGCGGTGTCTTAATATCTGAGCAGCAATGCCTCTGGTGGTGTTAATTTCCACAGTCATGCTGGCTGTCTCAAAGATAGACCAGTGCTCGTGTTTGATACAATATTTGAGGAGACCTGCAGCAGTGTGGAAGGCTTCCTGATTGTGTGGGTTAGAAACCCTTGCTGTGTAGGTGATAATATCTTGGGGTGACTTACCCGATAGTTCTCCTGCACCCATGGTGTGGGAGATCAACTTCACTTCACTCATAACCAAATCCTTTTTTCTGTTTGTTTCGGAGTTTGCGGGCTGCACGTTGAACCTTCATGATGATCAACTGCTTTTGTAGATAGAGAATCTCCTCTTTAGTATAGAGGGCTCTCTTCTTATCATCTTCAAGAAGTTTCTTTATTAGTTTGTAAGTTCGTTTCTTCTCTCCCATTTAGTCTGGGTCTCCATCATCGTCGTTATTCTCATAGTATTCTAGCACATCCTCATAGGTTGTGCCCATAGTATACTTGGAAGCATCAGCATAAATCTCTGCTTCCAATTCACCCAATACCCTTTTGAGATCTTTGTAGATCTTCTTTAAAGATTCACGTTTCATAGTCCAAGTTCAGGAAATGCATCAATCACATTTTGCTTTGTGATTTTATATTTGGTGGTAAGTTTCTTATCTTTAATAAGATCTAACACCTGAGATTCTTCAGGATGGAGAGCCTCTAGGAGTTGAATCCAGAGTTGTTCTTTCCTTAGCTGAGGAATAGTGGGAGCCTGTTGATTAGAACAACCATACCAGGTAATTCCATTTACTGTCTTCTTAATAAACTTAGGGAGCATTCTGTGCTCTGTCATAAGAAGCTGATGCTCTACTCCTTTAGGTCTATCTAAAGCTTTGAAGGGAGTCTTACCTTCTGGGAACATAAACTCAATGGTGTCTGAGAAGTTACAGAGTAGGACTGTAGTGAGAGCTTTGGTCTTATATTCCTGAAGAATCTTTACCTTTGTTGCCTTAGTCTTGGCATTAGATACTCTTTGGAGTACCTCAGAGATTAAAGTTTTAGTTACAGGAAGCTTAGGGGTAGCTGGTCTAGCCATAATTTAATTAAGAGAATTCATCTAGGATATCTTGCAGATTATAATCAATAAAGTAATTGAAGTTGATAGAAGTTTGAGGCTTACACTTATGGTAGTAAAGTAAGATCCTATCTATAATCGGTTGTGGTATTTGGGTGAAGTCAATCAGTTGAGAGTTTCTTTTCCAGTTGCGAAGACGAATATAATTTGTGAAATCCTCAGGGTCCATGCTCGCCAGAGAAGCAATCTTCTCTTTACTCATCTTCTTTTGAGGCTTCCCTTCTACAATAGCATTATCGCAGGTAAGGATGTTAGGAATACCATCAGAGCGATCACCACGGATGATGTGCTCCTGTAGATATTGAACTGGATTCTCATGCTCAATCCATCTGTTTCTGATAGGATCATACTGCTTCACTTGTGGATACTTATGAAGCTGAATGAAATCCTTATCAGCTGATAGGATAAGCATAGGTTCTGGCTTAGTCTTCCTGATGTTGTGCCTCACAATGGAAGCAATAACATCATCAGCTTCAGCTCCTTGAACCTGAATGACTTGATAAGGAAAGTTTTCCCTTATTTCATCCCTAATCTTATTTAGTACGGAAAATACCATATCCCAATCATACTTGGAATTTTCCCTCTCCTGCTTGCGATTCTTTTTGTACTGGGGGAATACTTCTCTCCTCCAATAGTTCTTATCATCATAACAGAGTATTACTTTTCCATATTCATCTCTAAACTTGCGTTGAATACGACCAATGACTCTAACCACAGACTTGCGGATAGAGTCAATGTTGATTTCATTCTCAATCTTATGACGCACCATAAGATGAGAGATTGCGATTTGATTCGCATCTACTAGGACAGCCATGGGCTTTACCCTCATTACTGCTCTTATTATAGCATCCTTTGGGTACCCCGTCAATCCTCCTCTTCATAGTGGATGTCTTCTTCTGGGTTGAAGTTCTCTGGATCGAAGCCAGGTTCAAATGTGATAGCCATGTAGTCTCCTCTATCTATATTTCCTTCTTTATCAAACAGCTCAGGGTGAGGGTTCTTTTTAAAGAGATCCTCAAAGTCATGCTTTTCGAAATTCATATAGGCTATGAATCTCTCAGCTCCTAACCATCCACTTATAAATCCTATTGAAAGGAAAGCAAATGAAAAGAGCATAGTTATAACACTTTGATCCATGATGGCTCCTAGTTAATATCTTTAACTTTAAGTTGAAAGAGAAATTCTTTACCTAAAAGTTTGAATTGGATTGTGTGCTCATAGATTAAAGGGTCCTCCTTTAAGTATTCTTGTGTGGAAGGTGAAGCTATCATCACCTTCATGCCTCTATTCATCATACAAATTTGTTCTGGATTAAGTACCTAACTGTATCTTTCATCCCTCCGATGTGAGTAGATTCACAATGAACCTGGGGGAATGTTTTATTGCTGCCAAACTTTTGAATAAATTGTTTCTTATCAAAGTCAGAACCTAAGATAAACTTCTCATAATTAATTCCTTTCTCATCCATAAACTGTGTGAGTTTCTCACAAAACCCGCAGTTATTTTTAGAGTAGACGTAAAAGGTTTTATCGGAAGGCATAAAAATAGATGTGCTGGGGTGGCACATCTAATTATAACATATTCAGTTGTGTATTTTAATCAACCACCAGCATTAGATCTGCTTAGGTAGATTAGGGATGACAGCCACATGAGGGTAAAGATAGCAGCAATGTATTCCATCAGAAGATACCAGGAATAATCTGTCCTGTGAAAGCATAAGCAGCAATTGCTGCCCAGAAGCCTAGCATAGCCCAGCGTCCGTTTGCTTTCTCTGCCCTATCAGCGTGTGTTTCCAGAGCGTATGCAGCGGCTTGTGACTCACCAACATACATCTCGGGTTCCTTGGCCCACATGTTGTTACGGCCTGCCTCGTCTGTAGTAATCATGGTTGTTATGTAATGCAACTTTATTTATTATAACATAAGTTTACATTTATATAAAGTTGTGTTAAGACTATAACATAAGCACTAGCAGCAGAGGAAACGCTAATGTGAAGTAACCAAATAGGCCTCCAAACAATCCAATAAGGATGTCTGGAGGCTCTGTACTATGGGGGTCAGTCATCGTGGGTTAAAGAATCCTACTGAATCTACTGCCTCTTTAAAGAACCTTTCTTCAGGCCAATCCTTGAGGCATTTTCTTGCGTTGTCCCTGATCTTTTTAGGAATGGCAGGGTATCTTTTTGGATCAATAAGGTGTGAAAGAAACTTGTATGTCTCTTTCAGTCCATGATAATGGTGTTCATTCATCAGTCATCAAATACTTTACATTGAGGTGCTGAGGGATGTCCATCACAGAACTTGTCTAGAAGCTTGTCGTGATGTCTGTCATGCCAGTCATCAATCTCTCTTCCATTGGGGTCCACATCCTCTCCCTGGTGTTCGTCCAGGGCATGGAAGTCCACAGAGTACTCTTCGTACTTATCTGTCTTAATGTCTTCTTCTTTCTTGGGCATATCAGCCATTGGATTTACATCAAAGGGTGTTTGTTTTAGTTTCATGTTTATACACTTGTTCTTTGGTGAACTCAGCGGGAACTATTCTCCCAAACATATCTAGGTGACCAAGGATTTTGTTACCTTGAATGGTCATTACCTCACATGTATGTCCACTAAATGGACCTGAGATAACCTCAAGCATGTCACCTTCCTGAAAGTCAGAACCAATATTTTGTTTGACTTCTAAGTGTGCATCATCACACATCTCAAAGAGTTTCTTGATCTCTCTAGGTCGGAATGGGATAGGAACATCTTTATCACAGTTGACAAAGAATTTAATGCCAGGAGTTTGAAGAATAAGATTGAAGGTGTCTCCTGGAAATATTTTCTGGGTGGTACCATCTTCATTCTCTATGATTTGTTTCTTTACCTTCACTAAAAGATAACCTGACATCAGGAGTTTGTTCTTTACCTTTCTTTTACCACTCTTCTCAATAACAATCTCTTTTCTTTGAAGATATTCAACATCTTCAATGTAAGTGTCATGGAATAGGGCTTTTCTGGCTAACAATGATGCCTTGGTAGCTCTTTCTTTATTGATACCAATAGAAAGAGCATACCAGTTGTTATAATCCATCAAATAATGTCCTCATAAAGACAATCCAATACTGTATCATAGTCTACATTGGAATCTCCTGTAAAGATTACTCCTAACTCTTTATAATACTTGTAGATTTTCTTATAAAGTTTCTGATTGGATCGTAGATCTTGTTGTCCATCCACAGCTTCTCTGATTGTAGGAAGGTGTGAGTTGAACTTAAGTTGTAGGTGTGTAGTCATCTCCCCTGTTTTGATTTGTTCGTGATAATGATCCTGTTGTTCTCATAATCAGCAGAGAACTCTATGATGTCATCGTGAGGCCAACACAGCTCTTCATAGAGTGCATTGAGTGTCCTCATATCTTGCCATAAGTCAGTAGGTTTGTCCATCTTAATATGAAGTGGAATAAAGGGAGCCAAGAGGGCTCCCAGAAGCTCAGAGTGAGTAGCTCAAACGGCTACAGCAGTCCTGCTGAAAGATACGATGTTGTTTGCACTTATCGTGTGTCCCGTCAACAGATACGCCATAAGACCCCGTCGAAACCAGTGCATCCCCTTGAATGGAGATGTGGGGAATCGAACCCCAGTCCGGAGCAGTAGAGGGGATATCCTCTTGGACATACCTATTGTAGCATACTTCAGCGAGATTTTATAGCCTCTGCTACAGCTTCCAACATTTTGTCGTCCATGTCTGTCTTAGTGAGCTTAACTGCTTTGCCTAGAATGACTAGACAAATATCAATAAGGGTTTCGCCTAGCTCTTCATTGTCAGGAATGCTATCAACTGCATCTGTAATGACTTTAGAGGCTAAGGGGAGGAGAAATGAAAGCATGTTAAAATAATAATGCTGCCTGTATTTATTCTCCTATGGTGCCAACATTGAGGTTTACAGCTACAGATATTCGATTTTCTTCACTATAATTCTCTGTTACCCAGTGCCATAGGTGTCCGGGCATAATGTATAACCTATTAGGTTCTGCTTTTACTTTCATTGAGTGTCCATGCTCTATACTCTTAAACAACCTACTATAAGAGGAGCCATCATTCCTTCTAAGATATAAATCTCCAGAGTTTTCTGGCACTTTAATATAATATACTCCTATGAGGTCTGTCTTTCCATGAATGTGGATATCATTATAACCTGTAGGTGGATTGATGTTTACCCACCAATCATAGTGAGTCACTGCAACATTATAGTTACGCTCAGCTAATGATAGGTTAGTGAAGTCTACTATAGATTTCTCTAACCTTTTAAACTCATGGTAGATAGAAGGTACAGATTTACTCTCATCATTAAAGACAGGAGAATGATATCCATGGGCATTAGTTCTACTTATTCCTTTTATATTCTCCTTCATAGCCAAGGCTTCAGCTTCCAATGCTGGTAAGGATAGGTTTAGGTTAGCTGAAATAATAAAGTCCCAGAAGATTCTATCTTCCTTCACATCTTTCCACATAGTTTAGAATCCGTGTTTGTTATACTCACTAAGAGCTTCTTTAATAATATCTTTTAGTTCCTCCCTCTCCACGTCAGTGAACACACGACGCTTGGGGAAGACAGGAGGACCCCAACTATCCAGAGGAGGGTTAGGGAAGGTTACAGGAGAGCCTGTGCTCTCCTTAGGTGCCATGCCTTGGGTATCCATCAGTCCTCTTCACCATTCTTGACTGATGTCATAGCAGCTGCTGAGGCACAAGAAACGCCAAGGATAAGGAAGACAAGGATAAGGGGTTCCATAATAGTGAAGGAAATATTATACTAATTATAGCACTTATGGTACTCTAAGTGTTTCTTGTGTAACCAAAGCAAGACATTCATCATTCTGTTACCTCACAGACGTTTTTCCAAGGCTTTAGAACAGGTGCTGGTTTGATAATTTCATCCCAGGCAGCCCTGAACTTCTCATCCCAGTCGTCACAGAACACAGGGATAAAAGCAGTGAGTGCTGCTGTAATATCTATAACAGATTCTCTGTCATCCCTGTCAACTGCTGCTTGTAGTTTCTCTACAAGGAACCCAAGGGTGTTGACTTGTCCGAAAGCCTCTTCCATATCATTCATCACCTGCCAGTGGTCCACTGGGTTGAATGGTTCTAGAGGTTGTTTAGTCTTTAGGGATTGCAATCCTGGTTGTTCGTTCTCCCAGTCCAGGTCTAGGTCGTAGTCTATGTTGTCTGAACCTAGACATGGTGCATACATAGCTTCCATTTCAGACAGTGCAGCATAATCCTCTTCAGTTAAATTATAATTACTATCTACACCTAGATTTGTGTCGGTCATAAGGTTAATATCTACTCCATCTCTAGGCATTGGTGCTCCACTGGGAGCATACATGTTACTTTCTGACATAAAAAAGAGAAGGTGTTTACCCTCTCATTATAACACAGGTTGTGTTGTCTGTTTAGTCAGCGACTAAGTTTGCAGTGTATGTCATATTTAATAGTTCCAGGTGTAAGTTCTAGGATGAACACCGTCGTCAGAGGCATCATAGCCTCCTAAAAATGTGACACCTAGGTTTTCAGAAAGTTCTCGTAGCTGATCGTTGTAACCAGCAAAGCGGGTACCTGTTTTAGGTGTACCGAGTAATCGGATAGATCTAGCTCCACGACCTTGAAGTAATTCAAGTTGCTTGCGAACAGTGTCTATGTCTAGACCACTGTTCAACACTCCTGAAGAGAGAACAATGTCTTTACCCTTAAAGGTTCCTTCAGGCCGTGAAGAGAGAACTTCAAATACTCGCCCTGCTCCACGGCCCCAGCGTGCATCAGAGTTTCTATTACCTTCAGCACCGCCATGGCCATAGCCAGTAGCAACACTGTCTCCATAATAGAGAGCAGTACTTGGGTCAAATTCTGAAGTCATAGTTTCTGCCTTCAGTACAGGCAGAGTCAGGGGCAGAGTCAGAAGTAGGATCTTGAGTTG